GTTACAGCTTTTGGCAAAACCATGACAGCTCAAATGCCTGTCATTAACAATCAAAACAAAGCTATTCAAAACCCTGATGCAATGGCTGTAAATACCGCTATGCAACGCTGCCTGGTCAAGGCCATAGCACTTCATGGCTTGGCGCTCTACATATATAGCGGAGAGGATCTGCCTGATGAAGATCCAGTTGATTTAACTGAAGAATCTGCAAAATGGGAGTTGGCTATTAGCGGATGCAAAAATATTGATGAATTAAAAGAAATATATGGCGCAGCATACAAAGCCTTATCTAAAGACAAATCAGCAGTTGCTAAGATTTCGGCAGCTAAAGATACCAAAAAAGCGGAATTGGCATGAGTTGGGCTGACAAAGTAGCGATTACAACAGTTGTTATAACTGCTGTAATTTTAATGGCAGCAATTCGATTGGCAATTAGATTAGGCGGAATATGACTACATTTACAACAGAAGATAGGGTTGCTGTTCAACAAGGAACTCCTGAATGGCATCAGCTTAGACTTGGCAAAGTTACAGCAAGCAGAGTTGCTGACATATTGGCAAAGACAAAGACAGGGCCTTCAGCGAGTCGCAATAACTATCTGATTGAGCTTGCCTTGCAACGAGTTACAAAGACCATAGAGGAATCTTATACCAACTCAGCAATGGAATGGGGAACTCAAACTGAGCCACAAGCTAGGGTTGCTTATGAAGTTAAAACTGGCAATTTTGTGGATCAAGTGCCATTTGTGAATCATCCTACTATTGCTGGTTTTGGCTGTAGCCCTGATGGATTGGTTGGAAGCGATGGTTTGATTGAAATTAAATGTCCGAACTCTGCTACGCATTGGTCTTACATAAAAGCTAACGAACCGCCAAACAAATATTTTATTCAAATGCAAGCGCAAATGTCTGTTACAGGGGCTAAATGGTGCGATTTCGTATCATTTGACCCAAGGATGCCTGATAGAAGCCAGTTGTTGATTGTTCATGTTCCTAGAGATCCTGAGTTCATTCTATACATGGAAGCTGAAATTAAGCAGTTTTTAGATGAAGTTAAACGAGAGGTAGAACTTATGGAGAAAAGGAATGAATCTTAAAGAAGTTGTATTGAAATTTGATTGCCTAATCGCTGGATATAAGGCAGATCAAATTGATAAACAGGATCTATTTAGGTTTTTAGAGCAACAAGTTAAATCCTATGTAGGTGCTAAAGATATTGGAATTATGGGCAATGCAAGACTAACTATTGAAGGTAAAGAAAATGGGAATTAAATATTTTGTAAAAGCAGCAGTATCCGAATATGAAGATAAAGCTGAAGGAAAAATAAAAAAGCGCTATCAATCGATTGGAGTTGTGATGGAAACCAAGCATGGATTAATGCTTTCATTGGAATCCTTACCGCTTTTAGCTATGAAAGAAGGAAAAATTTTGGCTTACTTAAATGAGCCTGAAGAAAAGAAGTCTGAAGCACCAGCAGCACCAGCAGTATCTGTAGAAAACATTGATGAAGATATTCCATTTTAAGGAGAAATACCATGATTAAAAAAGCAATCGTAGCTGTAGCAGCATTCTTTGTAGTGGGTTTTGTAATGGCCCAACATGCTAACTGCTGGCAACAGTATGTTTGCGGTGGCGGTGGCTGCCAATGGGTAACTGTTTGCCGATAAATTATGCTTACTAATGAAGATGTTTTAAAAGACACAATCAAAACTTTAGAAGGGCAACTTAAATATTCTGTTGATGGATGGGAAAAAGTTAAATCTTTAACAGAAGAAAATAAGACCCTTCAAGCAAAAATTGTTCGCCTTGAAAAACAAATTAAACACTTAATGAGTGAATTGGAAGAATTATGAGCGACTATATTTGGACTGCACCTGGAACTGATATTACCATTCGATGGAGGCTTAATGGCTGGACTCCTCCATCAGAACTTCAAGAATACAAAGACAAATGGAGATATTTTCAAAATCTGCCTTTGCGAAACCTTGATGATCGAGCTAAAGAGGCTTATGAAGCTGTATTGCGAAAAGCTAAAGTAGCGAGGATTAAATGAAATCAGAACCAGTACCTTTTGCTGGAGAATTAAAGGTTCCCTCCGATGATTGCGAGGAAGCCTTTTTTGCAGCTTATCCTGATTTTTTCTATGAAGGATCTACAGCATTAAACCTTTGGACTCAAGCCTGGTTTAATGCCTTAGATTGGGCTCAAGAAAACAAAACTTGGATTAAACAGCTTTAATACTTTCGCATATTAGGCAAGGGCGCATCTTTTTGACTAGAGTTTTTCTTTTCAGGGTGCGCCTTACTCATTGGCTCTTTTTCATGCTTTTTGAGTTCTTTGCCAAACTCATAAACTGCATTCCGCAATTTAATCATTTGCGCTTCTTCTCGCTTTTCATGCGCTTTTGTTTCTTTAAAAAATTTATCAGCCATTTTTATGCTCCTAATGTGTCCATAGCTTTATGGGTTCTATCAATTCTATCCTGTAAACCATTCAAACCGCCATTTATTCTTTTGCATAGCAATTCCCAATTTTGGTCATCGGCTACGGCATTTAAGCCTCTCTTATTCCAAAACCAGCCAGCAGACATACAGGCATTCTCAGGATCTAAAACAAGCTCAGGATGATCTGCAAATGGCTTTCCTAGCGCTAGTCCACATACTGTGTAATTTGTGCGCCCTGTGAGCTGAATTAAGCCTCTACCATGAAAGCGCCAGCCATCTCCTTCTTCTGTATTACCAAGGTCTGCTCTACCACCATAAACCTTGTTTGCAATCATTTCAGGATTGCGCTCATACTTTTCAGCAACATCAATTTCATGGAATCGGCTAGGCCATGTTGCCATCAAACCTTTGGCGCTGTAATTTAGGTTTTCTTCTAGGACTTTAAATGATGCACTCTCATGCCCTGTTTGACCAATAAATGCAGCTTGGCGCAATGGAGTATTGATTTCATACTTTTCAAAGGTTTTGTTTAATGGTTCTAACCATTTGGCATCAATTCCTAATGCCTGTAATTGTTCATTCGTCATCTGATTGACCTATTTTAATGCCTGTAATTAATCCTATAAACCCACCAACAATGGTCTGGAATGCAGGAGATAGCATTTCAAATACCTTGTCATTGTTTACTTTGTCATGGAATAAGCCAATAAGCATAACTGCTACCATAGCCATTAAAATTGCAGCCAAAGATACTGTGGCTACCATTGTCATTTTTTCAGAATGCTTCATTTGATTGATTCATATTGTTTGTAACAGGCTTCTAAACCTATTCTTATTTCGTCTGCTCTGGCAGCTTCCCTGATAAGAAACTCTGCATCCTCGGCATAAAGGCTGGTTCCGTTGCAATTTTTTCCATTGCTGGTTTCTGAGGTACGACTGGTGCGCTTACGCAACTCACCAACAGCATCGACAAGCTGACTATTAATAACTTTAATTTGAGCATCTTTTTCTGTCCTTATTTTGTCGGCATCAGCCTGATATTGATGTTCTTTATCTCTAATTACTTTTTCTTGTGCTGATTGCTGATGTTGGCAACCACTAACAAAACCAGAGCAAAATAGAACAATGGCGGTGATAGCATAAATAGCATAGGTATTTAATCCAAACATCTTATCGCTCAATAGGCTGAGTAGTTAAAAAGCGCAGAATAGCAACAAGCAGTCCAATAACAACAAATCCAATTGAATAGTATTTAGGATCAAGAATGGATTGTAGATTTGGAAATAAATCAAACAATGCACCTAAAACCACCAAAGCTAGTGAAAACCACATAGTTTTAGATTGGCGCATTTTTTTCATTTTTTTACAAAGAAAATATCAGTCAAAAAACTAATGACTCCACCAACAACTGAGGCAACACCCATTAGCGCCCAAAGACTTCCTTTAGAGCGCTCTGCCATAGAAACCAACTGTTCTAGTTGGCCTTCCATTTTGTCCATTTTCTTTTCCATAGAATCAAACTTTTTTTCGTAATCTTCTACTTTTTGCCAAAGGACACCATATTTAACTGGGTCTATCTCAAATGCCATAACTTCCACCTTATGATTTCATAATATATGCAAGAGCATAATATGGAGGAAGGTTAGCATTTGTACCACTTACACCAGAAGAAGCAATAGTTACAGAAACTCCAGTTGTTGCACTATTAGTATTTCCGCTTGCTGAAGTTCCAGCCGAGCTACCAGCACCAACAGCGCTGGCATCAACTGTATATGTATATCCAGTTACTGAATGTATATGTCCTGGATCAGTTACGCTTGCTGTATGAGCATGAGAAACAACTACGGCATCTGCTGTACCACCAGTTGCATTAACGGCATAAGTATCGCCAGCGCCAACAATAAAACTATTTCTAAGATCAGGAGTTCCGTTTGTACCATCGCATAAATACCAACCGCTAGGAACAGATCCTGTAGATCCTGACCATAAAATAATGCCTCCGCTTGGAACAGCAGGGGCTGATGTTGGAGCATTTTGTAGAATTGGATAAATATTGTCTAAAGTCTGAATCAATACATCATCAGCATTTTTTAAAACAAATTTATATGAATATCCTGTAAATAACCAAATTTCTTGAGGAACTCTACCTGAAGCATCTAAAACAATAGGATTAGAGTTGGCAATAGTACCGCCATTAGTTGTGTATGTAGCCAATGGTGTAGATGAGCCAGCTTGATAAGTATAAATCAAGCCTCCTGCAAGAGGCACTCCATTGTCATCAAAGAATTGCTGACCAATGCCGTATGGGGATAAAAGAACTGATGCCATGTTTATTCCTTGCCTATATCTTTAAGATTTGTTTTGCCTTTTTGAGCATTCTTCATCATTTCTTCTTGAAGTTTAGTCGCTCTTTTGCGTTCTGCTTTATTGATTGTAAATTGTGCAGCTTTTTCACCAATTTTTTCGCCAATTGTTGCGCCCAAAGGAATGCCAGTAAATGATCCAGCTTCTCTGCCAAGCAAAGGCAATCTTTCTGCAAATTTACCAACTCTTTGAGCTTGTAAGGCTGCGCCTTCATAAGCATGAACACCTGGCATGATGTAACCACCATAGTTCAATGTATGGAAAGCTCTTTGTTCTTCAGGAGAAAAAGCATGTTCAATCTTTTTGGCTCTTGCATTAAGAATGTTATTTACTGAGTTTTGATTCCATGTTCCAGCTTTACCAGCGCCAGCCATGTAAATTTCCCTAGCTAATGCGCCTTTCATTTCAGCTTTAGCAGCATTGGCATATTGAACCAATTCAGGGGTAATTTCCAAATCAAAATCAGCTCCACGAACTCTGCCTTTTGAAATTTCATCAAAAGTATCGTAAATATGTTTCCATTGGTCAGGAGGCATTGAATTGAGTTTTTTAGGTATTGCATCATAGCTAGTGCCAGTTTGCACACCATTTGGATCAACTTCGCCAAATAAGGTTTTAATTCCTTTTGATTCAAATATTTTCTTTTCTGCTTTGTGCAAATTATCGGCTTTTTTGTATAAATCTTGACCACCAGCCAAAGCAATATCTTTATCAATAGCAGCATTGATCTTTTTTATTGTTGAGGCATTGTCTTTTGTCCATTCGCCATTTAAAGCCTCTCTTACAGCTTTCCATGCAGCAATACTGTTTGGAGGTAAAACTTTACCTGCTCTATCTTCAAAACCAACTGTTTTAGCCAACTCAATAAGCTGTTCAGCGCTTTTGGCAACACCTTCATTTCCTTTTAATCCAAGGCTTGCTCTAAATTGCTTGTTTTCTAACAAATTGGCAACTGATTCAGATTTAATGGGGTTATCGCCTACTTTAGCTCTTGCATCGTCATAAAGGGCTTGTTTTTGAGCTTTAAGGTATCCAGTAAATCCTTCATCGCTTGCAATAGCATCATTTAAAAGCTGACCACGCTCATAGTCTGTAGGCAAGTTTTTGCTTGCTCCAGTATTTTCAATGCGCTGTTCTGCATAACGAGATAAAGCGTTTTGCTCCTCTGCAATTTGCCGTTTTAGCAATTCACTTGTAGCAGTAGGATTTGCTGATCTTGCTTCTGTATATTCATTTCTAAGAGTATTTTCATTGCCAGTAATTACACCGCTACGAACTTGAGCGCCCTCGCCAAGAATTTCATTGGCAATTTGTGAGCGAGTTGCTTGTTCAGCAGGAGCAGCATCTTCTTTAACCTTAGACAATTTAACAGCAGGGTATTGTCCTCGAATTGTTTCCTCTCCTGAAATCTTTCCTGTGTAAGGGTTAATTTCAGTTTTAGCAGCGCCAACTCCAGCCATTGAAGGTTGTGCGCCAGCAGGAGCAACTGGAGTAGGTTCTTCAAACTTAGGAAAGCTCTTTTCAAACTGCTCTTTAAGTTTTGCTCCAGCACTTTTAATGCTTGGCAATTTAGCTCCAACAGCAGTAGTAATACTGTTAAGCATACTTTCCACATCTTCTTTAGGAATGCCTGTTTTTTGAGCAATAGCATCAGCACTTTCGCCAACATATTGAGCAATAGTTTCCATTGCTTGACGGCTAAACTCTTTTTTATAAGCTGGTTCTTGAGTAACCCCTAAAGCCTTGCCAAATGGCTGAGATAAAGGTTCTGCAAGTCCTTGAGCAATTTCAGTAGCTTTTTCAGGAGTTTGACCAACTGCTCTAGCAATAGGATAAGCAACAGTAGCAACTGTTCCTGGAACAACTCCAGTAGCTGTATCAGCCAAAGAAGCAACACCAGCAACCAAAGGTCTTGCAGTTTCAGAAGCCTTTTTAGAGCGCTCTGCAAACTTATCCATAAAACTTTGATTATCAGAAGGTGCGCCTTCAGCTTGACCAAATAATTTAGGTTTTAGAGCTTGTTTAGGTTTTTCTCCTGCTTCTTTTGGAGCTTCTGCTTTTCCGCCCATTAAAAAGCTAGAAAAAGGATCAGAAGATTCTTGAGTTGATTGTGCTTGTTTGGCGCCACCAATAACTTTGCTTACATAAGGCTCAGGATTAACTGTAATATGTCCACCATAAGCAGCCAAAGCCTTTTCAAGGCTTCCTGTTTTATTAACTAAAGTAGTTAAATAATGGCGAGCTGCTTCTCTAGATTCTTTTGGATTAAAAGGATTAAACTCATAACCCTGTTCATGCAACATTTTTACAGTAGAAGGAATAAATTGATAATCCCCCATAGCGCCTGATTGCTTATTTAAAGCAAATTTTTCTTTACCGCTTTCTGTGCGCTTTAGACTATCAAGAATGGCATCAGTAATAACTGGAGATGCGCCTTGATTAGATGCAGGGTTAGCTTGAGGAATAGGGGCTTTAGACTGTCCTCCCATTAAGAATTGGCTAAAGTCATCCATTACAAAGATCCTGTTTGCTCTAATTTCTTAATGTTATTCCATTTCTCATTAAAAATCTTCATTTCTGCTGGATCTGATCCAATCAAAGCATCTCTAGCTTTTGCTTTTTGATCAGCAGTCATGTTCTTGTCATCAAAAATGTTTTTTAGTTGGAAAATTTTAGGATCAGCATTGTTTTTCCACATTTGATTAAATGCGCTAATGTTTTGATCGCCATATTTATCGGCAAATTTCTTAACTGCTGTTGCTTTTAAATCAAGCCCTGTCATATCGGCTTGTGTTCTGCGAGCAATTTCAATCAATACTTTTGGAGGATAAGTTTCATCGCCATTTGCCATGCGAACTAATTGCTTTCCAGCATCCGTAGCCAAAGATCCGCCTGATGCTTGAATATTTGCAATTTGAGCATTAGCCAAATCTTTAGAAAGTTCTTTATAGCGAATGCCTTGTTCAGTCCCAAGAAATGTAGAAATATTTCTTTCAGCAGAGCCTAGAACACCTGAAGTGGGCAAAGTTGCTGATTTTTCAAGCTCTTGAGCTTTTTTAATAACTTCATCAATACTTCTACGAGAAGCAGGAATATCTGCTTGACGAGCAATTAAAGCTGATTTTGTTTCAGTTCCAATTTTTCGTTCAGCTTCTTCTTGTGGAAGCGCTGTATATGCTTGACCAGCTTGTCTTACTGGATAAGACAATGCAACTGGCTTACTAAACTCTGGTTTAGGGCCTTGACTCATTTGTTCGGCAGTAACCCCTTTTGGAGCCGTTCCTTGCGTTCCAGTTGGCGCATAACCGCCTTCAGTAGTAGCAGGAGAAGATTGATAACCGCCAGCAGGAAGCTGAGAAGGCAATATACCGCCTGGATACATTTTCTCTAGTTGAGATTGAGTATTTAATGTTTTTGCCATATTAGTAGCAAGCCAAGCTCTTAATTGAGTTGCGCTTCCATCTTTAGGCAATCCAGCCAATGCTTGCTCCATATTTTCAGGGGCAATTCCAAGCCTCTTTGCTTGTTCATTTGCTGTTTTTACAATGTCATCCGCAGTTAAATCAGGTTTAGTCAATAAACCTTGTTGTCCTTGAACTAAAGATGTAACTTGTTTTAAAGCATTTTCTAATTTAGCTGTATCTGCTCTAGAAACAGCTTCTTGTGCTTGAGCCTGTCCTTGCTGAATTGCTGCTGGCAACAAAGCCTTTTCTTTTTGCAATGCAGTAGTTGTTCTGCCAAGATTTACTAAATCCTGCAATGGCATAGCTTGTGGAGGCTGAATATTTCCATAAATTCTTGGATCAGCGATTTGTGTAATTTCAGGCATAATTATTCCTTAAGCTGGTCGAACAGTAAATCCTGCGCCACCAGTAAGATCGGCTCCAGCTCCGCTAGTGGTGTATCCAGTTGAGCTTAAAGCATTTTCATAGCTTTGTGGCTGATTCATTTGATTCATAGCATAGTAGCCACCAATATTTCCAAGGCTTTGAAGGGCATTACCCATAATGTTTCCTTGAGCAATTTGAGAAGCTGCTTGAGCATTTCCAAGTCCGCTTGTAAGGCTTGCCACATTTGTGCCTGTTCCAATAAGAGCATTTGCCTGACCAGTAGCGCCTGTAAGTCCCATTTTGGCAATATCGCTTAATTGGTTATAAATGTTTGTTCTTTGGGCTTGAAACTGATTAAAAGCATTGGCATATTCGCCTGATGCAAAATTTTGAGTGTAATCTTGTAGGCTTCGCAAAGCATTGCCACTTACAGCGCCACCAGTAAGGTTTGATGCAGCTAAATTAGCCCCTTGACCTTGTTTTAGCCTAAAAGCATAACCAGGAGCCATAGCTGCATTAAGATCAGCAGCGCCAAATTGCTGTTGGAAATAAGGTCTATTTACAGACATATCAGATAGCGCAGTTTTTCCTGCTTCTACATAAGGCTGATATTTTTCAGCGCCTTGTCTGCCAGCTTCTAAAACTTGACCTTGAGCCCTAGCTGCTGCATCCGCTTGAGTTTGAGCGGCGCTTTTTGCTCCTGAACTTGAAATAAGCGCTCCGCCAATAGTAGCTGCACCCATAATTCCAGCAGAAACAGGATCATTGTATTCGCCATAAGCAGGACCACCAAAAGGATCTCCAATTGGGTATTCGGCTGACATAGCCTTAGTTGTGGCACGACTTAAATAGTATTTATTAAACATAGCTGCACCTATCGCATTTTAAGTAGATTTTACCTTGCTCCTGTTTTATTTCAATAAAACCAAGCCTTTTACAAAAATTAATTCCTTTTTGGTTTTCTTGCATAACAGAAGTTACTGCATAACCATACTTATCAATTACCTTTTTTAAGGTTTCCCTTAAATGACCTCTTATTGAAAATGTTGGTTTTATTCCATAGCCTATATGAACTTCATTTTCTTTTGCCAAAACACCGCCAATAATGACATCTTTTTGCTTCAATGGAGTTATATCCCAATCGCTCATAATTTGATAAAAATCTTCGAAAGGCATATTTAGCCTATCTTTTACAGACTCATAGATCATTTTGATCGCTGTTTTTCTATCAGACATTGTAGTAAGGAACTTTGTAAACTTTTCCGTTTACTGTAACTTCAATAAATCCAACAGGATTTGATGGTAAAACAGCGCCTCCAGCCGTTGCGGAAGGGGCTATTTTAGTAAAATTTAATAGATTCAATAGCCAAACTTGCCAAGCTCTAGTTGGTCTTTTTGTCATCTCATCAATAAATTCAGTTTGTGGATAAGGGTTATCTTGGCTTGGACCCCATATTTGGTTAGACATTAGTTTTCCCCTACAGAGGCTTTAAGGTTGGCAGATACGATAACAGCCTTAACTGGATCTGTAACCACAACTTCATAAATTCGATCTCTAGCCCAACCTAATCTTCGCCAAATAATACGATTTTGGTATTTTCCAACCTTGCCAATTCCTGACCAATGTTCATTTGACCATGTAGAACCGCCATCATTTGACCATCGGAGCATAGCTTGAGGATTTGCTCCCTCTGTTTCAAGATTTATTGGGGGGGTTGTAATACCCTGCAAACCAACACCAGGTTGAAATTGAATTTGCAATTCTTCAAAATATTGGCGCTGAAAATCAGTAACCAAATGAGGGCATCTACGAACTCTGCGAATATTATTGCCATTATCTGTGTAATTGTCAGGATCTAGCTTATAAATTTGCCCATTTTCCCAATCTCCAACCAATACTAATCCTTGGAAAAAAGCAGAGCAATTTGATCTATGGCGCTTAAAATTATTTTGGCTATCGCACCATAACCATTTATGCCACATTTGAGTTGCGCCATCATAAACCCAAGTTAATTCAAGGCTTGGAAAGCTAACAACATAGCATTCATGTCCTTCTAATTGATATGTATAGGCAACTGCATCGCTAATGTTTTGATTTACAAGTGTATTTTCTACCGCATGAGTAGAAATGCGCTCAGGGAAATAGCCATTCATTTTTACAATAACAGCTTGACCACGATCATTTCTTGAAACATAAGCAAAAGAGTTGCCAAATCGAGCCATGCTAAATTTAGCAGCAATGCCATGCTGACTTGATGCGCCAGGAATGCGCTGAAAAGGAAATGGGAATGTACCAGTATCAGCCCAAACCTCAGAAGTCTTTTCGCCTAATAAATAAATTTGACCATGATCTACAATTAAAGAAACAAGATCATCAGGCCCTGTAAATTTAGATGCAAAAGACAATCCATAAGTAATTGGCGATAAAACATCAGAAGAAGCCCATTGCTGAGTATTTGGTTTGTTATAAACAAAATAGTTATCAACAATATCTACTGTAGAACCACCTGTAAATGCTCCATCAGTTGTTGGCAACCTACTGAAATTTAAGGCATACATAGTTCTAGAGGTAACTGTTTGGCTGTTGTTAATTACATAATTACCAGTTGATCCAGTTCCTGTTCCAAATGTAAGGGTAAGAGTTAATCCTGTTCCAGCTCCATCGGAAGATGTAGAAACATTGTTTGTGGGTGTAGATGTATATTGACCTGAAAAAGTTCTAGTAAGACCTGTAACAGCTCCTGAGCCACCAATTGAAGTAACTGTATAAGTAGCTGGACTTGATCCATAAACACCACCTAAAACAGTAATATTTTCATTGACTGCATATCCTGTTCCACCAGCAGCAATAACTTCACTAAGAACAGTACCGCTACCTAAAGCAGTAATAATTGTATTAACTGCTACTGTAGAACCTTGAATGGTTTGTCCAAGGTATAAAGTTCCGCTAGTTACGGCAGTAACAGTAAGAGTAGTTCCTGACATTTCACCAGTAAAAACTGAAGCTACGGCAGCCGAGTTCATACGAATTGGTGATGCAATAGTATTGCCCTGATTTAAAGTCCAAGTAGATCCTGAACCACTAACAATTACAGTATCTGGTGTAATGCCAACACCAAATAAAGCCTGATTTGCAGAAATTGATCCTGAAATCAATCTAGTTACAGTTAATGTTGTTCCACTAATTGTGCCTTCAAATACAGCAGAGTTAGGATTAGAAATTCGCCATGTATAACGATTAATTCCATCCACAATATAAACATTTATACCATTATCAGTAATTCCTACTTGACCGCTATTAGACTCTAATTGACCAACAATAGTAGGAGTAAAGTCTGATCCCATTACATAAACATAAGGACCACAAACAGCAACAAGGTAATCTTGCCCTGAAACTGCTCTCATTCCTCTGACTTCTTGAGCAGTTTGTAGTGTTACCACATTGGTTAAACCTGGAGTTGGATATAAAGCTACAACACCCCTAGACCCTGGTTGTTTAGTAGGATCAATTTCAGGTCTAAAGTTTATGCACTCCTGAGCATCTTGATAGATGGAAGGAGCTTCGTAAGCTGAACCAACAAAGCCAAAATCTGCCATTTTTTAGCCTTATCTAAAGAATCCACCATTGAGAATCCAGCCAGCATCTTTTTGACGGCTAGAAAGCATTGCATCAGCAAATTGAGCTGTCTGCATCGGTTTCATGTTAGTTCGTTTAAGAGTTGCCTTAGCTTGTGCAGCATAGGCATTAATCATAGCTATTTGAGTTGGCGATGCTTTGCCATACATAGGCATCATTCGCTCTGCCAAACACCATCTGAGAGCCATAGAATAGCCTTGTGGAAGCACTATATCGTCATACATGGTTCCATAATTGCTAAACAGCGTTTGAGCAAATAAATGAACTTCGCCTTGGGATGGGTTAGGCCATAAGAAAACATTGCCTGACTGCTCATTTGGGTTGAAATACACAGCCTTAGGCCAAGGGCCATTTAATGTTTTAAGACCAATAGAGTTATAGTTATCTAATGCTAAAACAGCCATTTGATAATCTAAACCACCATTGGCAATAGGCTGACCATTTGAGCTAGTGTTTACCCTTACATAGGCACTATCAATGCCAAGTGGCTTTTGATAGTAAGCAGTAATAGTTGAATCTACGATTGTTCCAGTAATGGTTGTAGAAGCTACAGTTTGAGAAGCGCTTACTGTATAAGTTCCAGTTCCGCCAGATCCGCTTATCAAAGCTGTAATGGTTGTTCCAGCAGTAATGCCAGTTCCACTAATAACAGAACCAATATTGACTGCTCCTGATGCTACAGCAGTAACAGTTAAAGTTGTGCCTGAAATAGAGCCTGTAAATACTGGAGTTTGAGTGCCTTGAACAATGTTAAGCAAGTAAGTGCCTTGCTCATTTACATTACCGCCAGCTCCAGTTAAATTGCGAACAATTCGAGTTCCTGGTGTAATGCCTTGACCGCTTAAATATTGTCCTTGAGCAACAGCTCCTGAGTTAATACCAGTAACTGTTAATACATTTCCTGAAAAAGTTCCTGTAAATGAAGCGCCAATAAAGTTAGCTGTAGATGGATCAGGACCAATAGTGTATTGAACTTGCCCTGCAATTACTGGAAAAATGATTTCAGTAATATTAAATACCATCATGTCCTCATTTGACCATTGGTCTATGAGGTCATTCATTAACTCAAAAGCATCTTTAGCAGCATCGGCTGTAGGCTGTTCGCCAGCCTCAAGAGCGCCAATATCTTTTAAGGCTCTGCTAATAATGTCAATCGGCTTGGTCATAACAATTCCTATCCAATAGTAAAAGTATCAGCTTCCCAAGGGAAAGCGACTTTTTTGCTTGTTTTTAATGCTTTTAGTTGTTTTTCTAAGTTTAATTTTATGATGTTTACATCATCTTTGGTAGTATCTTGATCCAGCCAAATAATTAAATTTTCTTCTTTAATTTCTGAAAATTGCTTGTAAACAACCCCATCAGAAAATTGATGATAACCTTCTGTTTCTACTATATTTTCGCCATCATCAGCTTTAAGTAAAAATCGAACTTTATTAAGGCTTTCGCCTTCAGCAAACAATTCTAAGATTGACCATTCGTAATTAATCATTTTAAGACCAAATTGCCTTTGGTTTAGTTGGCCAAGTAATATACCCTTCTGTTGGGTTTATTGCTATTGCTCTTAAAGAATTTCTATATGCAATAAATTCATCAGGATTTATTAAATATGGATTAGTTTTTTGTGGATCTGCTACATCAGGAATAGTAGTCCAATCGGTTTGATATAACAAATTTGATGCAGTTTGTTTATTTTGTTCTGCTGTTGGTGGCAATGGATCAGGTGCTGGCTTATGAGAATTATCATAAGCAACTTGCCAAGCAGCTAAAGCGTTATCTGCCCAATCAGGCAAAACAGTTATATTTTCATTTGGAGTGCCATCGTTAAACTCAATCCACCCACTTGTATCAAGCCATTGCAAAGCATGAACATTTGATGGAGTGCCTTCCCAAATTAATCCTGAATAACATAACGCATCTTTATAAACTGCACCATCTACAGGAATAATAGTTAATTTCATTTATTTGCTCTCCAAAATCATGTTCTGCGCCACTTGTGGCACTCCAGCAGCAGCCATTAAGACACGATTTCCAACTTCATTTGCCTTAACCATTTCATTGCGAAAGCTCTCAACTGCTGCGCTTGTGCTTCTTTGTTGCTGACTATTTTCAATCATTAAAACTGGCAACCAAGCCATTGAACAACCCCATTCTTCAATTTCTTTATCAGATTGAGGGTCTTTTCCTTTGATTTTCATAAACCATGCACAATCTAATTGTCTGCATGGATTAAATCCATCTAAAGGGCAGTTTGTTTTTGATTCAATCTTCATTAATCTTTGCTCGCAATAATTAAATCAACATAAGCAACATTTAATGTAATAGCTGAAGATGTAGCAGATCCTGAAATTGTATGGGTATGAGATCCGCCACCACCAGTTGCGCCTGTATTTGCTCCAACATAAGTTGGACCATCAGAAGCATAAAGGTTGAATGGTCCTGTTGCACCAAGAGTTGTATAGCTATGGGTATGGCTAGGTATTTGAGTTGTGGTAAGAGTTGTAGCTCCAGCACTTAAACCGCTAGTAGTAATAGTTGGAGTTTGGTTTGTAAATACTGTTGTAAATGCAGTAGTTCCGCCTGAACTTGCAGTTCCACTAACTACTCTCAATGCTTTGTCATTATGAGTTGTTTGCTTTGTCCATCCAGTAGGAGCAGTTGTTTGCTGGAAAAGCATTAAAGTTCCTGATGGGAATCCACCAACACCAGTTAATGCAGATCCATCGCCAGCAAATGATGTTGCTGTTAATCTTCCTGTAGATGGATTGTATTGAAGTTTTGTAGAGCTAACATTTTCACCAGTAATTGAACCGCTTGTAGCACTTGTAAAGGTTAAATAACGAGTAGCATTTGTGGTTGTATCGTCTGTAATTGTGATACCGCCTGTTACTGTGCTTGCAATACTTACAGCTCCTGCTGTATTTGTAATTGAAATTCCAGTTCCAGCAGTTAAAGGAGCATTTACCCATTTACCGCTAGTTTGATTGCGAATCAGCAAATCGCCATTGGCAGGAGTTGTTACCTGAACATCGCCTTCATATTGACCCAAAGCCCCACCAAAAGATGGGCGAATAAACAAAGATCCATTTGCATCAGCATGAACTACAGCACAAACTTGAACTTTAGCATTTGGAGCTGATGGCAAAGTCTTTGTTAATCCACCAGCAACAGCAGGATTGTAATAAAGAATCTGACCATCTACCCATGATTCAGCGCCACCAGTAGTATTGATTCCACGAACCAAACCAAAAGCAGTTACATAAATCCAATCGTTTGTAGCTCCGCTTTCAGTAGCAACACCCATTACATAAGATGCAGTATCAGCAGTTAATCCTGTAGCAGGAGCGCCAATTAAACCGCCACTAGCCCCAACTGTGCCAGCAAACATAACAACTTGGCCTTCAGTAATGGCTGATTGACATTTAATACGGAAATAGGTTTCCTGGCCAATTTGCATGGTTGCATTAGATCCAGCCATTCCCAAATTAAGGGTTTGAATGCTATCTGTGCTATCCCACCATAAGCGACCAGTTGCCCTAGTTACAGTAGCGCCAGTATCAAACTGAATGTAATCAGGAGAAGAAATGCCTCCTGTAATTCCTGTCATAGAGGTTATATCGCTATTAGCCCCTGAGTTTGCTTTGCCGTTGAATGTATTCCAATCAGTTGAGCTTAAATACCCATTTGAAGCTGATCCAGCTTGAGTAATAGTAATATTTGGAGTTGCTCCACCACTAGATGCAAGAGGAGCTGATGCAGTTACGGCTGTTACAGTTCCAACGGCATTAGGAATCCATGCTGGAACACCTGAAACCAAAGACAAGATATATCCATCGGTTGATGCAGCTAATAATCCAGTTGTATTTGTAGCAGTTTGATATGGCAAAGAACCAGCAGCTCCACCCAATAAATTGGTTGTGCTTGCTGAACTTCCTGTAACAGATCCACTAATAGGATTGGTTACAGTTAAATTTCCAAGGGTTCCAAGACCAGTAATACCGCTATAAGAACCGCTTAAACGAGCAGAATCAATTGTTCCGCTAGTAATTTGAGTTCCTGCAATAGCAATATCTTGTTGGCTTGCTGAAGTTGCTTGACCTTGAGCGTTAATAGCTAAAGTTACAGTCTTGCTTGCAGAACCATAAGTGCCATTTGTAACACCAGTATTAGTAATGCTAAATACACCAGCAAGAAGGCTTAAGCCTGTTCCTGCACTATATGTAGATGAAACACTAAAGTTAGCCCAATCAAGAGCTGTAACTCCAAGAGTTCCACCTTCTTGAGCCAAGCTATACCATGCGGAATAGGCTTGCGAGCCTTCCTCTACAAATACAATAGCGCCTACATACTCTTGCCAATCATCAGCTCCAATAGCATATTCCCATGCTCCTGAGCGCACTACATAAATGCCATTGTTTTTTGAAAGGCTTTGATCTTTTACAAGAACCCTATCTCCATCAGTTAATGGAACTGTATCAACAGTCTGAAAACCTGAAAGAGATGCAATATTGGCTAAAGAAGCAGCTTTTACTGGCTGCTTCCAACTAAGACCAGCAGCAAAATAATCTACATATTGTTTATTGGCAATTCCAGTAGCAGTTGTAGGAGCTACTGAAACATAACCTGATGTAAAGTAACCAACAGCAGGAGTTATTCCGCCAATTACAGAGCTGTCAATGGTGCTGTTTGTAATATGAAGCCCTGATTGATCAGGATCAGGAACTGCATAAAATGGCTTATTCTGACCAATAAAAGTCTGAAAATTACCATTTACATCAAAATAAGCCTGAACAGGCAATAGATTCTGAACTTCAGATTCTGCTGGATTAGCCATAAAGCATCCTTTTAAAACGATTTATTAAGATTGATCGCTTAATGGGGTTACATAAACAAGAGAAGGGCCTGAAGCTGAACCAATTGCAGAAACCTGAAAGGTATTTGCTGGAACCGCTAAAACAATAGGCTGAACCATCGCTGCTGGCAATACAAATGAGCCTGTTGCTCCATCAGCACCAATAGTGGCTGCTGTTGCAGTTACACCAACTGGAGAGATTTCAACGGCTACTGTATTAGCGCCAGTATTTAAAAATGCAGCATAGTTGCTTAGAACACTTCCACCAACTGCCGAAACAGTAACGGCTGCATGAGCTGTTGCTGCTACTGACAAGGTAGTTGTTCTGCCAGCTAACCGCAAAACAGTTGTATTAGACATAATTTATCCTTAGATAGCTGCGATTTGCTGCCATTTAGTACCATCAGACATAAAAAGTTTGCCTGTTCCTGTAGCATTAGAAGTAACAGCTAGGCTATTTGCAGGGGCTGTAGTTGTAGTTACATTGTCTGTAATAGCTGTATCAAGAGATAGGATCTGAACTGAACCAGTTGAAAGGGTAATGCTGTCTAAGAGTGGATCTGCATATGCTACACCAGTAGCTTTAGTATTTGAAGTCATGTTTGCTCCTTAAGAGGGGGTTTGAGGCTAGTTAAGTTTAATCTTATATTATCGGTTTCGCAAATAGTTTCCGAGGTGTCCTTGAAAACATTTTAAGCCAATATGTCCCATTTCAATTTCAGGATCAACCCATACTTGACCGCCTATATTTCTCCATCGAATACAGAAGGAATAATCCTCTCCCCATTTGTATTTCAATTCCTCATCATAGATATTGTCAAATAATGGGTAAAACTGCTCTGTTTTACATTCATGGTGAAAACCTGTCTTTGGATAAGCCTCAATCATTTTGGAAATGCAATTACGGCTAATCTTCATAAAGCCTGTAGGAACGCATTTCACTTCTAAAAGACCAGTTTTAGGATCAGCCCAAAGCTCAGGTTTATCAAGGTATCTTAGGTTATATCGAATAGGCTCTGCTCTTGTAGGATAGATTCCAGCTACCAAATCTACAGGATGATCTATCAGTTTAAGCAAAGCTCCTGCTTGCCAAGCAACATCCGAATCAATAAATATCAGCTCATCACAATCTGAATGATAAAAATTTGTGGCAATTACCCCTCGGCAGTCGGCAATAAGGGCATTTCCAATGTCATCAACAAAGGTAAATTTATCGCCTCTTTTGATTAAAGCAATTAAATCAGTAAAAAGGGATCGCATTGTTCCCATATGAACCACTCCAGTATAGGCTGGCATGGCAATCATAATATGTTTCATTTTCTTTCCTTCACAAAGAAAAAGCCCTCCCTTTTTTAAGGGGAGAGCTAGTTTTACTACATTTAGCTATTAAGCAGTAATACCGATGCCAGCAAGAGCAGCGATGATTGCATTAACAGCAGCTACTGTTTCAGCAGTAGTTGGAGTTGCAGCCAAAGTTGTAATTGCAGAAGCCTGAACTACTGGAGTTTCGCCATAAAAGCCGACTTTACCGCCAGCGATGCCTAGAGCTACACCATCAGCAGCATTGCCGTTGAATAGATAGACTGGGGTTACTGTTGAAGCTGGTCCTGGATTAGACATAATGATTTCCTTTTAAATGGTTAAAAAGCAGGGGTTTCCCCCTGCGATTAGTGCTTAAGATGCGATACGGCAAGCCAACTCTGGGTAGAGTGGAGCCCAACCATACAGAACATCCAAACGAGTAGGAATAGAGTCATTGTTAATTGTGTATTGACGAACTACACGCATAGACAGACCGATTTCCTTGTCGCTTGCACGACCAGCAAAATGAACACCTTCAGGCAACTCAAGATCGGCTACTGCGAGAGTAAACGCATTCTTGTGCATGAGGATGTTTTGTGGGCTGGTTACACCAGTTTTGTTGAAGAAAGCTACAGCTTGTGCGCCTGAGCTAGTTACGCTGATGTTTTGGAACTGACCAGCAGAAATAGGAGCAGGAGATACATTAACTGTAATTGTTGTGTCAGTACCGCTAACAGCAGAATTAACAACAAAGTTACGCAACTTGCCATAAGACTGACGATTTTGTGGGTTTACAGCATAAACACCAGCGATAGTAAATGTATCGCCTTGGTTCAAGCTAACAGCGCCAGTTGCAACCAAAGAAATATTGGCAGAAGAAGCCCAACCTGAAGTCAAGAAACCAGTAGCTGTGGTTACATTGACTGTAGCTGTGCCAGCAAAAGAGCCGTAAGTTTGGTTTACGATGTTCTGATCCATCTTCCAGTTCATACCAGCAGAATCACGACCCATCAAGCCTTTGCGATATTGTTGTCCAATTGCTTCTTGTGGAACAAACAAACCTTTTAGGCTATCAACGATAGTAGCGCTTGAGAATGGGTCGATGATTACAGAACGACGGCCATCACGAGGAGCGCCTTCAGAGTCAAGATATGCACCAGCGTTTAAGAAGGTGATCAAGCCTGTTGGAGGAGTGCCTGCTGTGCCTACAGTATTGTAAGTAGCGTTTTTAGCCATTGTTAAGCCATCAAGGTCAATCTTGTTGGCGATAGCTGCAACTGCTGGCTTCAATACACGATCAGAGAACATATCCAAGCTCAAAGCCAAGTCCTGAGTTGTGAATTGTGTATCCACATGGAACTGGGTTGAGAGGGTTACAGGAACTGAAGTTTCGTTGAAATCTTCAACATTCAATGCAGGGCCTGTTGTTCCGATAAAACGACCTGGTCTGCGGACATTGACTGTATTACCAATCTTTGCGCCAACTACTGCGAACTGGTCATCATAGTTACGATCTACTTCTGAAGTGAATGTTAATTCGTTTTCCAAGACCATTAACGCTTCGTTAGTGATCTTGCTAATGGTTAATAAAGTATTACTCATTTTCTCTTTTCCTTAAAAGAAATTAGGGTTTACCTGATCTTCCCTGCTTTTCGAGCAGCTTTCCACGCTTGAAAAGACCCATGAAACTCGCCATCCGAGCCAATAGGTGTTTCCATTGCGCTTCCAGTAGCCTTAATAGGGCTGAGAGGAGCAGGAGCTTTAGACTTCTGAACAACAGGCTTACTTCTTACGGCTTCTTCTTGAGCAGCTTCCTGCTTTTCAAATCTAGCCTCCAATTTCCCAATCTCTCTAAGCGCTTTGTGAACAGGCAATGCTTGGAATTTCTCAGCTTCTTCGCCATCTAGACTAGCTAGGTGATAAAGAATCTCAGGGCCAACATCCGATTCAATGATTGCATCTCTCACTTCATTGCTAACAACGACTTGAGTTGATTCAAGCACTTCATCAAAATCAGCTAGATTTGGCTTCGCTTTTTCGAGCTTTTCAGACCAAGTCTTTAGGACTTTTTGTCTTTCTTCCTCAATCTTGCGATTGGCTTCTTGCTGATCCCTTTCATACAACGCTTTTTCTGCTGACCATTCCGCTAATGCCTTTGCATATTCAAAAGCATCATCAAATTGATCTGCCCTAGGTTCTGCTCCGATTGGATCTTCCGCTTTTTGTTGTTGCGGAGAAATCCTTTCTTCATATTCCCTAAGTCTAGCTTCCAGCGCTTCTTTTTCAGCTTGTGCCTTGGCAGCGTTTTCTTCCGCCAATTTACGAGCCTTAGTTAGCTCTGAAAACCGCTTTTCGAGTTTAGGATTTTGCTTCCGTTCCTCTGTTGCTTTACCTTCAGGCTCTTGATCGTGTTCACTCTCACCTTCTTCTGCTACTGGCTCTGATTCAGGAGTTTCCTCAACTGTTTCAGCCTCAGTAGGAGCTTCTTCGGTAGCTAAACCCATCCGATTTAAAGTCCATTCGGTTAAATTCTCGCTAGTTACTACATTACCAGCTTGTTTTGCCTCTACTGCTTGTGCTTCTGCCATGAGTTTTCCTCAAGATTTAACCCAATGATCCCATTGGTAGGTTTACGACAATTCTTTTTTACCACTAAATCTTATTTAAAACAATATTACTTAAAGTTTGTATCATCAGCAACTTGCTCACGATGAACGCTTTCAAAATGATGAGCAGCTTCTCTGCGATGCTCAGGGGTAAACATTTTGTGCCAAGGCAAATCTTTTGAACCATGCTCTTTATGATATGACTGAGCAGCACGATCAGCATGATAGCCCCATAACTTACGAGCTTTAGCTTGATCATATTCTCCTTTTTTCATCTTCTTTTGAAGATTTTTAACAATGGGAATATGGCTAGATTTATATAAATGCTCAGTATTATCAGCATGGAGAGCAAGCTCTTTAGCTTCTGCGCTCATTTTGTCATAATCAGGCTCATCATAAGCTGCTTTTTTGCCAGCTTTTTCAGCCATTTTCTTTTCATTGTATTCCTCACGATTTTCTGAGGTTACGATCTCTCTTGGCATATTACATTCCTTGTGTTGGAGGTTGTTGTTCCATAGGAGCTTGCTCCATTGGTTGTTGTGGTTGCTGAACTGGCATTGGTTGAGGAGCTGCTTGAGCTTCCATCAATGGATTTTGTCCCTGATCTATATCTGCCTGAGCTTGCATAGCAAAGGCATACTGCTCCTCATTTCTACGATCCAGCTCTGCTTTAATTGCTGAAGTATCCAAATTGGCAATAAGCAAGCGAACAATCGCATCAATTTCAGTCTTATTCTGGCTAGTGATTGAGCGAGTATTTTGGTCATTAACCTTAACTTCAGCCATTGTTTCAGTATTGTGCGCTCTAGCAGTAACATCCATGAGCTTGCGAGCTGTAGCTGCATTTTCTTTGGTTTCAGCAACAGATTTCCCATATTGCAGATCCATAGTAAGGGCAGCAATTTTTTCTTGAGAGTCTGCAACCATCTTTTTAGCTTGAGCCAACTGCATTTGAACTTGTGGCGGAATGTCTGATTTTTCATCAATTTGAGCCAATGGGTTAGCAGCAGCCAAGCGATCAGCAATAATTTCAGCACCTGGAAAGTCCATGTTACGGAAGATCAAATCGCCAGCAGTTTGCATGAGGTTTGGATCGGCAGCTAACAAAGCCATCATTGACTCAACCGCTTCACTACGCTTAGAAGCAAAGCCAGGACCTGTATCCATTACAACATCATAACGACCAACTGAAACATCATTCAAAATGCGCTCAACACCTTCTTCATCAGTAACTCGCTGATTTAAGGTAATAATTTCAGGCTTTTCATCAGCGCCAATAATTCGCATTACACGCTCTGTGTCATAAATCTTAGGGATCAAATCAAGGATGATGCGACCACAATAAGCAATAGAGCGAGTCAAATTGTCGTAATAGTGGAAGTTCACCATGTCCACTTGTTGCTGCTGACCAGCAATCGCTTTACCTGACATATTGCCTTGTGGCAATTGGCTAGGATCGTAAATGCCAACAACTGTCATCAAGTCATTGCTCATGCCCTGAGTTGCTGTAACGATTCCTGCTGGAGGTGGCTCAGGTTGCAAGCGAGTAGGAACAGGAGCTTGTCTGCCCTCTGTGTCTGTTTGCTTGTAACGCAAAACAGGCATGGCTTTAATGTTAGCCATTGCCCATTCATTTTCATGCCCTTCATCTTGCCCTTCGGCCATTAACCACTTGGCTTTAGGGGCAAGCGCTACTGACTCAGTTAATGCTGTAGTCCAGTAGTTATACATACGCTGCGGATCTTTAGCCATGCGAACCAAGCCAAATTTCTTATGCTTGGCATCAATAACGGCTGTTTGACCATAAACAGGAATAACTGGGATGTATTTACCAGCCCAATCTCCTTCTTCAAGAATTTCCATTGCAGTTAGCTTGCACCATTTGATCTGCTTCTTGTAGGTATCTCTGCGCTCTAAGATTTTAATGCCAGCTTCTTCCAATACTTCTTTAGATGGCAACTCATCTTCAAATACGCTTGTGCCATCAGACAAAAGAGCTAATTTGGCAGGAGTTCTAACTGTGTAGAAATACTCAGCAATACGAACATCTTCCTTAGTAACCCACTCAGAATCTGAATCGCCTGTGCCACGACTTGTAAATCCTTGACCATCATCTTTGCCAGGATACATAGCCCTGAAAGTTTTTTTGCTTACAACTGTAGTAATCAGGCAGCGCTCTGCATCAGAGCCATCAGGAAGCTGTGAATTAGGGTCAAAATAGACTGTAAATGGGTTATCAATCGGTCTGATGTAGATTTCTTGTTCAAAAGAATCATCAGAAATATAGTCTGTAATTACTCGGAAATAACCCCAACCCATCTTAACTGCATATTCAACGGCTGTGTCATAAGCCACATCAGCAGAAGATTGATATTCAATATGACGGCAAACACCGCTTAGGATCTCAGCTAATTTGGCATCAGCTTCATTGTTCATGCCTTGAACTTTAATTCTTGGGCGCTGTTGGCGAATTTGATTGCAGATTTGACGAACATAGGCATCAACTTTGTTGATCGTCAAACATGGTCTAGATTCAAGAACTCGGCTATTTTGAACATCTACAGGCCATTGATCGCCAGCACAAAAGCGCACATCATCAAGCGCTTCGGCTCTATTGTTTGAATCAACATCATTACAAAGGTTTAAGAACTTCTTTGCATCATTAATTCTGCTATCTTCGCTTGAATCCTGATCTTGATAATCTGCCATATTTAGCCCATCCAACTGCCCCCAAGGGCATAAGTTTGTTTAACTGGTTGCCGTTTCTTAGGTTCATTTACCATCAAACCTATATATCGCCAAGCATCAGCGCCATGCGAATATATGTCATGGAGTGGCTTTTGACTAAAAGCTCCATGCTCATCAACATCATAGCGATAATGTCTTAGGCAGTTTAAACCTTCTTCGGTATTTTTTCTATCAAAATAACATCTTGGGAAGATTGTTCTTGCAGCATTAATTGAATCGGTTACAGGAACTCGATCAAGGATCTGCACTTTCATTCCTGTTGCCCTAACAATTTCTTCAATGGATTTGCCAGTTCCCAATGACTTAGCAGCAGCATCATGCGGAAGCCAAATAGTGTCATAGATATATCCAAAGGTTTGCATCAAAGCCAAATAATGCTGGATAGTCTTTTGGTTATCCTCAAAATAACGCAATACTCGAATCTCAAAGCCTACAAATTGGATGATCCAGCAAGCTGTATTGTCTGCCCAACCAAGGTCAAATACTGCATGGCATGGCTTGGAAGGATCATAAGGAACATTAGTAATTCTGCCATCCATTTCAGCTTGATCCATTTCTTTAGCAAAAATAGCGCCATCAATGGT